AGGGATCAGGTGCGGATCGAAATGACTAGAGACGAAACGTGGCGGCGAGGTACGGGTAGTCGGAGTGTTGGGACTGGATGTGCCGTGAGACGGGCTGTGACGTCGGATCGATTGGGGCTGGTCCGTCAAGGGTGGAGTTGTCGGTAAAGAAATGAGACGGAGAGATATGAGACGGGCCAAAATGAGACGTCGGTGTGTGGCGATCGGTCTTGTCGTGATTCGGTCCGTCGGACTTGGGGCGGCGGTGAGGGGCTGGCGGGGTCCGATTTGTCGGTGAGATACGATGTGGCCTGTGAAGAATAGTTCGGGGCCGATGGGGGTGGAGAAGTCGAGGAGGTAGGTGCGGATTTGAATCGTGGTGAATCGGGGGGTCGGTTGGTGAGTACTGTGGCGAGTTGATGAGTACAGTCGGGGACCGTTATGTCGGAAAGGTACGGGGCTGGGGGGATCAGGCGCGGTACAAGATGGTGCGAGACGGGACGTCGATGAGATTTGGCCAGAGCTGAGACGTGGACCGTTTTGGGCTGTCGGATCGAATGGTGCAGTCATGGCGCGGAGGGGACAGGTTCGTGCAGTCGGATCGTTATGTCGGAAAGTTGCGGTCAGGTGAGAAGGGGCCCGTAAAGTTTTGGATTGTCGTGCTTCGGGTTGTCGAAATGGCACGGCGAGTTTCGACCAGATTCGTTTTGGTTTGTCGATCGGGGATGGGGGGATCAGGCGCGACTGGGCATGGCATGAAATGACACGGCGCGGGGAGTTCAGCGTAGGCGGGGACAGTCGTGTGTTTAGTTGAGAGACGGCGGGTAGCGTTTTGTCGGCAAAGAAATGAGACGGGAAGAAGTGAGACGAGAAGAAGTGAGACGTCGATCGGGTATGAGAGGGGCAGTGATGTGTGGAGAAGATGCGGGGAGTCGATATGGTCCGAGATGGGAAGAAGTGGCGTGTCAGGATGAGGATTGTTTTGGCGGGGGCAGGTAAGTCGGCTGGGGCAGTAATATTCCGTGAGGGCAGGGGTCGGATAGTCGATAGGGTAGGGAGTGCCTCGCATTGCAGTGTCGGTGCATAGTGAGTGGAGAGGTGTCGGATGGTCGATACGGCAGGGAGTGTTAAGTTCCGTCGAGGTTGGTCGTTCTACTTGAAATGGTTTGGTTTGTCGAGTAGAAGGAGGGGGGTAAAGGCGAAAGAAGGTAAGCCCCTACCCCCCTGCTAAAAGGCTAGGTCGTAGATTCGGCGAGTAACGCTTTCTCTACAGACTCAGCCAATGAGCCTTGATCGGGTAGATCTGATGGATCAATTTTCTTAAATTCGATCGTCTCAAATCTGCCGTATTGTTGGCTTCGGATTGCTCCGATGCCCTGAACTTCCATACTTACAAATAGTTGTTCCCATTGTTCATCAGTTAATGCAGCTTTTCCATGTTTGGAATTTTGCATTAATTTGAGTTCCTTGATGTGAAATGTAAGGATTGGTTGCTCTACATATTCATATCTGGTCAGTGTACTTCTGGGGCCTTGCGGTCCAGTTACATGTCCAGTGAATGTTTCTACACCATCGGGTTGTTCGCGGTTCAAATACACTTTGTCTTCGACTACTACAAGTCGTTCGGCTACATAGTTTTTGAAACCCTTGCGAGTTGGCCCAGCTCGTTCCCCACCAAACATGATGTTTGCTGATTCTTTGATGGCCGCTTTGATAGCTCTACCTTCGAGGTATAACCCATTCTCGTCAGACTTGAATCCGACTGTGTTCTTCAAATCAGCTACACGTTCGGATATTTCTACCTTTCGATCATCGGCGTGTTTTACCTTTTCAGCATCAGCTAATTGTTCTAATGTCAGATCTGGTCGATTGTCTTGAGCTACCATTAATTCTTCAAGGGACATATCAGGGGTTACCTGATAACCTACATCTCGCATGGTGTTAAAGATTTGCATCTTTAATTCATCTTCGTTCGAGTGTATGCCTTTGGTCCGAATGAATCCTGCTATGATATTCGGATCTTTAGGCGTACCTCCCATTAGCTTGTTTTCGAACTGAATCTGTACCCTGCGGTATGTAAATACCTTATCGTGGGTTTTCTTAAATACTGATGTCATGTTTTAATCATTCCTTCCTAGACGTATTAGTACGCCTATGTCTTCACTTGTTGCCATGTCTTCAAACGTTTGTACGGAATCCATCCGCTTTGCAATTTCATCCCAGTAATCTGCGAACTGTAAATTGTGTTCACCGCGTTCGCGTCTAGCGTCTGCTGCCCCGAGTATGTCTGATTTAGTCATTATCCCGATTTTGCGGTGCTCTATTCCAGTCCACTCAAATCGATCCAGATGTTTAGATCTAAATCTCAAAAGTCGGGACTCCCAATCTTCATCAGCTTCCGCAGATTTCTGGTTAGGAATTACAGCAGTTCGCTGTTTATTCAATGTACTCACAACTTCGTTGTATATAGCACGACTGAACATTTCATCTTTCAGTGCATCAAACCATTCTAGATGTGAATAATCTGCGATCAATTCTTTGGCTAGATCTGGAGCTTTAATCCTTTCTCGTTCTTCGGCTATTGATCTAATCTTTGCTCGTAGTATCTGTAGCGATGTTTCTTGTGTCTTATTCATATTCTCCTTTCTATGTAGGTAGGGAAAGTCTCTCTGGAAGATATTCCCTACCTCGCTGCTATGCCCTTTTCATTATTGTTCCAGAGTGACTTGTGTAAATTCGAAATACCTTAGAGTCTTTCAACCCATATTTCTGTACCGAATTCCATTGTTTCCAAGTCTGCTTGCTTGTACCGAATGGTCGTTTAGTCATCGTTTCTCCCTTCTTTCTTTCTACCTTCTACCTTGAATAGTGTATCATACTATGTATTACATTGTCAATACTGTGGAATACTGTTATGACCTCCCTTCTATTGGTATGCCTTGAGCTAGTAAGTTATCAATCCAGTTAGTGGTTCTTTCTACATTCCCTCTAAAGCTCAGGAATATTTTTACCCCGTATGTAGAATCATTTATAGTGGTGTCACACTTCTTACATTTGTAGTCTCGCTGTTGATATATCAATCCGCGATCTGGATCGTGTTCTTCGTACCTCCCTCTAAAGTTTTCTTGTAATGTTGAATTACAGTTATCACATGTCTTGCTCATCGTTCTTTTTTCCCTTCTTTCACTTCACAGTTTGTAAAGTTATGTCTACCCATTAACCGAAGCTAATGGGTAGCTATAATCCCACTAACTCGGAACTACAATTTTCTTATATCTCTTGGGTCTCCAAATTCCCTCGACACATAATCCACCTACGCAAGTCCCTCTCTTTTGTCGATCTGGACTGAGTCTCCACTCTCCAGTTCCAGTATCGTGAATGACTCCATCTATCATTGCAAATATATGTCTGTCAATTTCCACGATTGCTGGCCCTCTCATTGGCAGATCTCTCGCATTAACATGAAGTCCACCACAGAAGTGGTTTCGTTTCTTGGCAATGTATCCGAGTCGCATTCGTTTTCCAGTATCATGAATTTGTGAGGAGTAATTCGGTGTACCTGATTTTATCCATTTAAAGTTTCTACGGATATACGGACTGTACACAGATGCATAAACTCCAGCTGACGCGGTTCCATCACCTTCTTTTTTCATCGCCGTATAAACCTCATTGAATGGCGTCTTTGTTGCAATGGCTATTGCTCGCGTTACGCAATCGCCTGCATGGCTAGAACTCAATCCCAATTCCTTGAGATATAGAGATCGTCCCCCATCGTTATGTTGGAATTCTAATTCGTTCATCGTTTTTCCCTTCTTTAGATTTCCTTCTATAAATAGATCCTATCACATTTGTATTACATTGTCAATACTATGTCATACAATAGGGTGAGGTAAATAGAATTAATGGAGCCTGATCGCAGGAATTTATGGTATTATTTTCTGAAGTGGCCCGATGCAGATGTGCCCCAACTGCTGACAGGACATTTATGCCAAAGCTCTGGCCGTTCAGCAAATCCGAAGAAATCAAGGCGGAAGCCTTCTACGAAAATTCAACTATCCCAATTGGATACGGAAAAGAATACTTCGAGGACAATTCGTTCAACGTTAAAGAATTTGCCAATGAAGCCATGAACAGCGATTCAATCGTATATGCATGTCTCCGTGAATTAGGGACAGCAGCGGCCGAACCATCATATCGAGTGTTATTACCTACATCAGATCAACCTATTCAGGCACCCGACACAAATCCGATCAGTCGTCTATTGGAACGCCCCAACGAAAATCAAGACTTCTACCAATTCATTGATGAGCTTGTAATTAATTTATACGTAGCTGGAAATGCGTATTTGTATAAGACTCGGAACGGTGGCGGCAAAGTTGTAGGGATGCGATTGCTAAGGCCAGATCGTGTAAGCATTAAAGTGTTATCCAGTGATGGAAGCCTTGCGTATCAATATGAGTTGGATGGAGTTAGGTATCGTCTAAATCCAGAAGATGTATCCCAGCTCAAATTTCCCTCCATGACCTCAGATCTATATGGGCTAAGCCCATTACAACCTATCGCATCGGTTATCAATCTGGACTTAGCTCAAATCCAATACGCAAAGTTCTTTTTCCAAAACAGTGGTACGCCATCTGGACTGCTGAAAGTCAAGCGACGATTACAAACTCCAGAAGATGCGGAACGTATCCGATCGAGATGGCGATCTACCTTCGGTGGCGGCAATATGCACAAGCTCGCTGTCCTTGATGAAGATGCAACATACGAACGACTGGGTGAGAGCATTTCCAACATGGCGTTCCCAGAACTCCGAGACACTACTGAAAGTCGTATATGTATGGCATTCGGGATTCCCCCAATTCTTATTGGTAGTGTTGTTGGTCTTGATAGGGCAACGTATTCAAACTATCGGGAAGCTCGCCAGTCGTTCTTTTATGAAACAATGATCCCGCTTGCTAACAGAATCGTACGATTTTTGAATCACTGTATTAGCTACGAATTTCCAACTGCTGGTTACATAGAAGCTGATTTCAATGATGTAGCGGCATTGACCGAAGATCAGAATTCCCTCACAGAGCGAACAACAAAACAATGGGACTCAGGTTTAATCAGTTTGAATGAAGCACGAGAAGCACTCGGACTTGATCCTCTAAATGGAGGTGAAATCCGTCGTATGCCATTGGGTGTGATTGAGCTTGATGCGGATCAGGTTGTACCTACTCCACTTCAGATGGCACAGCCTACACAGCAATTGGATATCGGCCCGCTTGCTGCCCTCAAGGAATCAGAACCACCAGACTTAATGCCCAACCCATATAAGCCAAATAATAATGCTGACGTATTAGAAGATATGGCTCGTCAAAATAAAGTCATGATGGATATGCGGGTAGAGGAAGTGGAGTCGTTAGAGCCTAAGCTAGATCGTTTCTTCAAAAGCATGGTCAATCGAACTGATGGGGTATTGGGTCGGTATCTGGAACGAGACTCCAATACGTTAGTTATTAAGCTACCTATTAGCTTGCAAGCTTCAGGGTTAGCGGGTGAATTGTTACCTGATGGTGCCACTCAAGATTTAGCAAACATTCTTCGTCCGTCTTACGCCAGAATGATTAAGAAAACATTCAAACAAATGAATGAGGGGAGATCACTTGCTGAGTCCAGTAGAGTCGGCCCCTTAAAATTCGATCCCAACTCAATGGAGGTTCAGCGGGTGTTATCTAAGCCATCCGCAAGTGCTAGAGAAATTGTTAGCTTCACCCAACGAAAACTTCGCAATGCAATAGTCACAGCACAGGAGCGCGGATACACGACTGCCCAACTTGCTAACGGAGTTGCGGATGATGGATTTGTTGGAGTGCGTCAATTATCAAGAGAAACGTACAGCAATAGAACCAAAACAATAGCTCGGACCGAAGTGGCTAAAGCTCAGAACGCAGCTTCTATTACATACGCGAAAGAGCAAGGCATGGACTATGTTCGTGCATTTGATCCTGATGGTGACGAGAATGACACGTACATACCTGCGGGAGATCCATATGGTCGCACATGTGCTGAACGTCACATGCAGATTTATGCAGTCGGGGACGCCTACGATATTGAAGATCACCCTAACGGAACATTGCAATGGTTTCCTGTTGAAAGTAATAAGGGCCAGACCATCGTGGAAATTAAAGACAACGAAATAATCTCGGTAGGAGGAATCAGTGGAAACTAAAACACAGACAGTAACGGATATCAAGGTGTTGGATTCTGCTGAGGGCATAGTGGAAGCCTATGTAAATACAATGGGCGCGGTCGATTCAGATGGCGATGTAATAGAAGCATCTGCCTTCGACATTTCGATTTCCAAGAATATGCCCATCGCGGTATTAAGCGGACATGACTCAACGAAGATTATAGGTAAGGTGTTATCTGCGTATTCTGTACCTGAAAGTAATGGGACTGCTCGGCTATACAACAAAATTCAATTTAATCTTGATACACAAATAGGGAACGAATCTTTTTCTAACATAGCTGGAGGGTTCGTAGACCAGTGGTCGGTTGGATTTAATATCCCTGATGGTGGCGCGGAAATAGTACAACACGGTGCTACTGCTATTCGTGTAATTAAAGAAGTGGACTGGGTGGAAGTATCTTCAGTCATTCGTGGTGCATCTCCAAATACCACAACTATCAGTGCAACTGATAACGAAGAATTAGCAGATAGGCGGAGACGTAGACGATACGAAGACGAGCCTGTCGATTTAACAAAGCAAGTAACGGAGACTGCGGACGATCTCGCTGCCGATGACGAGGTGCCTCTGGTAACAGAAGCATTTGTGCCTGCGACAGATGAACAGCGTCAACAAGTACAAGCCAAGATTACCGAGCTTAGGGCAAGGCAACTTGGATTCCGTTTACAAAACAGAAGTGAATAGTGAAAGGTTCAGTAATGAACGCAAGTGAAAAGGTTTCTTACGCCACTGGCTTACACAGTGATGTAGAAAAACTAATTGAAGAAGGAAAGACAAGCCAAGCCAACGAGCTTATTGAAAAAGCTGCTGGCCTAATGGATGAAGCTGAGTCCGAGACGAAAGCCCTACGTGGGTTCGAAGATCTGAAAGCTCGTATCGATATGCCTGTAAACGTATTGCCAGTGAGTGTTGAAGATCAGAAAGCATGGAACATGAACGCAACTCGTTCTGA